ATCTTTTCAACATAGTAGAACTCGAAAAAACATTGAAAATATTTTTTGTTGTTTATCAAATATCTAAACTTACAGTATTTTTGTTAGAATTGACACGTCGTTTGCTTTTTTTAGGTAATGTTCCATCTTGTAAGTCTTTGAGGTCAGATATACTTATTGTACTAGATTCATTCGCATTTTGCGGTGGTTGTTGGATATTAATTGTTTTTGTTTTAAGTCCGGATATGATGTCAGAAATATCAGAAGGTCCTCTCATTTCATTTCTTTTAAAACTTTTGTCATTATTGACTCTTGAAGATGTCTCTCGCATATTGATTCCATCATCAACAAAACTACTTCTTCCCATAGATTCATTATTACCGGGTCTTGATTTAGGAATATTAACATTTTGTGTTTGCATAGGAGGAGGTAAATTATCATTATTCATAACATTATTCATAAATCCGCTAAAATTAGGATTCGTTTGTCCCATTGAATTTACAGCTGCTGTTTGGAACGATTTCATAAGGTCTGGATTTTGTCTAAAAACATCATCCATACCAGGCATAGCTGATTTAAACATTGTATTAGTCATATGAATCATCATAGCGGAACCGCCTAATTGGAAAAGTAATTTTAGTTCTGGTGACATTGATGCTTTTGATTTATATTTATCATGTAATTCGCCGAAAATGTCATCGTAATCAGTAATATTTTCATTAATTTGTTCGCTCCATCCATCAAGTTTAATATCAAAAGGGTCGAAACGACTATTCAAAAATTCCATACCATTAATCACAGCCATAAGCATATTGCCTTGAAATTTTACTGAATTAGTTTTTGTTTTTTCATCCATAATTGTCTCATATTCGCCTTGCATTTCTATAAGAGAAGATTCCATATCATACTTTTTAGATAAATCAACGCCTTTTTTTTCCAAAGCATCAAGTTTTCTAAGATATTTGAATTTTTCTTTTAACATTTCTTCTTTTGATAGTTTGGGTTCAATAGGTATATTTTTATCAGGATTTAAAGGTATATTATTGAACTTACCATACCCATCCCACGTTTTAGAATCGTTGCTACTTGTATCAGCAGTAGATTTACCAACAGAAGGCTCGTCATTGAATCGTACATATGATTGTTTATCGTCTCCAGAACCAAATAAATCAGATTTACTCTGAAATGAACTTGTAGGAATATCACTAAGATTATTCAATTCATTCTCTAAATTATTCAAATCTTCTAAATCAATATCACTTGTAACTTTAATACTTTCTTTAACTTTATCGTTCATCAAGAATTCTAAACCCCCACCGAAGTTAGATGATTTCTTGGGCTCGTCGTTCCAATTATCATTAATATCAAACTCTGAAATTTCAATCATGTCGTTCATTTATTATTCATTAATTAGAACATATAATTTTAAGTCTTACGAACAAATATATATATATATTTGATTTTTTGATAAATTAGCAATATTGATGAATTACTTTCAAGTAAATTTATACACTTGAATATTTCAAACAACACTCCGACGTTTTAAACCGACGAACATTTTAAACGGCACAGATGTGCCGTATTCAAATCGTTTTGTCAGTCAATACCTTGATATTTAAAAATTTAATTATACTGACAAATGCATCTTAATAACAGGATGAGGATTATATTCAGTAATTGCGAAATCGCTAAATTCAAATGAATCAATATCCGTTTTTTCTTTATTTATTTTTATTTTTGGAAATTTTCTTGTATCACGCAATAATTGTTCTTCAATAGCAGTAATATGGTTAAGATAAATATGAGCATCGCCAATAGTATAAATAAAATCACAAGCTTTAAGACCACATACTTGTGCTACGATATGTGTTAATAATGAATAACTTGCGATATTGAATGGAACACCTAATCCTAAATCTGCAGACCTTTGATACATTTGACACGAAAGTTCGCCTTTTTCATTATCAACGAAGAATTGGCAAAACATATGACACGGGGGTAATGCCATAAGATGTAAATCAGAAGGATTCCATGCAGACATAATAATTCTTCTATTACAAGGGTCTGTTTTAATTAATTTGATACATTCAGCAAGTTGGTCGAAACCTTGTCCGGTATAATCAGTATGCATATCAATATATTTTGCCCCAAAATGTCTCCATTGGAATCCATATACCGGACCAATATCACCAACTTCTCTTTCCGTCAAACCTCTTAAATCGAGAAATTCTCTTGAACCATTAGAATCCCAAATATGAATACCTTTGTCAAATAATTCATTAGAATTAGTCGAACCTTTTATAAACCAAAGCAATTCTTCAGCAACTCCTCGCCAAAATACACGTTTTGTTGTTAATAATGGTAAAATATTATCACTCAGAGAAAATCTCATTTGAACACCAAATTTAGATAAAACACCTGTTCCTGTTCGATCAACACGTTTGATACCATTATTAATAATATCACTACATAAATCTAAATATTGTATTTCCTCAAGGTTGAATTGTTCTCTTTCAATGATAAGCGTATCAACAGAATTTGTATTCATATATTTATTTATCAAAAATATATTTTTAAGTAATAAAACAGATAAACATATATTATGGTTGTCAGGTATCTCTCAAATAAGCCTGGATAACATATATTATGGTTATAAATTTCTATTATTAATAAACCATAAGCCTTGCAAAAATGAATCAGCAAGGTCATCTTTTTTCTTATGGTTATTAAAATATTCTGTCATATTATCTGATTTGAATTCGTCGTTTAATTTTTGATAACAAATAGCTATACCTAATTTTTTCCTATCACTGTATTTAATTTTATTTGTTTTATCACAATCCTTAAGTTTATTAGATGCGGATACAAATTCAATATTTGTAGTATTGTTAGTCATAATAAAGTATTGTGCTATCATTCCTTGAATTGTTTTCATTCGATTTGCTATTGGGCTTATTTGATTTTCAATCACAATATGATCTATTATTTCTGCAAATTGTTTTTCACTTGAAGAATTAGTTTCAATAAATGTTTGTTCAAACTTATATTTAATATTACGTCCAATAGTAATCAAATCAGTCTTTGATGCATTAGTTGCGATAACTGTTTCAAAACATTTTTCTTGAATATAATCATTAATCAAAGAAAGTAATTGTGCCTTTTTAATTGGTATAGTATATATGATTTTATATTTATTAGCAATATCAATTAGTGTGGAAATTTTCTGTTTTTTAATAAATGAAAGTTTTAGTTCATTATTCGGTATTAAAAAAGGTTGCTTTTTTGAATGTTTTATGCAAAAACATTGATGATTTTTCCTAAACTTTACAACTTTATCACATATATTTTTGTCATCAACGAAATTACATTTTAATGTATTTTCTTCAGAAATATTAATAACATCCCATTTTTTAATTTTGTATTGATTTTTTACTGTTTGAGATAAATTTGTTAGATTATTATTATTAATTCTCTCAAATAGACAAAAAGCCAAGTTTTTAATTCCCACATCAATACTAAGAATTTTCATTTATAATAATTATTGATTAAATAGTCATTATATTGTTTTTTATAGTAACACTGTTCAGAATAATTGTGATTATCCAATATATCTAGATTGATAAAATAGAAATACATGTCGTTAAAAATTTTTAGGATTTATTGACGGCGAAACCATTCTCGCATTCAATTGTTCTCTGGTTAAGTAAGGATTTTTCAAATCACTATTACGATAACCAAAACCAGGTGTATTCGTATCAAATGTATTGCGGAAAGTGAAAGGAACGTTAGTAGATGGTGTAGTACCAGTTTGTGTATGTGGATCTAATCCTAATTCGTAACATGCTTCTAATGAATTATATTTCATAATATGTAATCCATTCTTTTGCATATATTGTCTGTAATCCCAATTAGATTTTATTCCTTCTTGATTTTGAATCCTTTGATTTATGACGGCTTCAGGTTGCCATGATGCATAATTGCGTCCATCAGCCATTATAGGAGGAAAATTGAAATGTGTATTATTAGAAGCACTGTAGCATTGAGCCCAAGACATTATATGTATATATTCATAATAGATAAAAATAAAGAATAATATTATTCAATCTCGAGTAATTTTAATAATTCATGTTTTTTCAATTTTGATGATTCATCAACAATTTTTTTTTCAACAACAATCATTCTGAGTCTGTTGATTGATAATTTTTTATAATTTGTTTCATCCAATTTCATTTCTTCTAAATTAGAAATATTAATAGATTTCAAGTCATATATGTTTGAATTTTTATCATTATCTGTATTGATTATTTCATCTTCATGATAATTTTGCAAAGGTTCTAAATCTCCGCCAGATGGGTCCAAAATTTGTTCCGATTCTTCCAATTCTTCCAATTCTTCCAATTCTTCCAATTCTTCCAATTCATTGTTTTCAAACTCATCATCACTATAATTATCATTTTTATCTTCTAAATCTCGTACCCCCCCCATATTAAGAACTCTTATATTATTATTTTTCTCTCCAATTTCAATTATATCTAAACATTCAGCTTCATCATCTGCATCATCAGCATCATCATCATCTACATCATCATCATCATCATCATCATCGTCTGCATCGTCATCAGCATCAGGATCATCAGAATCATCATCTGAATCATCACCATCAGCATCATCAGAATCAGAATTGTCATCATCAGAATCAGAATCAAGTTCTATATTAACTACACAATTATCATCATCATCTTCACAATCAGATACATCAATCAATTTATTAATTGGTAAAACATTAGATTCTTTCATAATTTTTAAATCT